ACGAAGATGTGATCTTCACGCCGCCGGCCAACGGCACCCCCTATCTGAAAATATTCCTCCTGCCGGGGAAAACTGACAGCGAGGATCTTGAGGGTAAGCACACGTCCTATAGGGGAGTGCTACAGATCAGCGTTGTAACGAAGTCCGGGGAGGGCCGCGGTGCTGCCGGGCTGATTGCCGATGAGATCTCGGCGCTCTATCCAAACAACATGGCACTCACGAAAGCAGAATTCACCGTGTTCATCCGTTCGCCAATGGCGACTGCTGGAGCAATCCAGGGCGATACAACCAGTTCACTACCTCTGTCCTTCCAGTACAGGGCTGACACCTTCTAATCCGCCCATTGGGCAAACCCAGAACCCGCCATTTAGCGGGTTTTGTCATATCTGCAAAGAGGAAATACCCCATGGGCTACAAGATTCCGAACGGCGGTACGTTTGAACATGCCGCCACTTACGCTGCCGCGCTGCCGTTCTCGGCCATCTCCAATGCGTCAGAAGCCATCTGCACAGTGACCGGCGCAACTCTGGTTGTCGGCGACATTGTGCTGGTCACTTCCGGTTGGACTGCGCTGAACAACAAGGTCGTTCGCGTTAAGGCAGCTACTGCCACCGCGATCACCCTGGAAGCGATCGATACCACCAGCACCACGACTTACCCGGTCGGCTCTGGCGTCGGCAGCTTGAAGAAGGTCCTGACCTGGGTGCAGATCCCGCAGATCACCGACGTGGCGTTCTCCGGCGGCGACCAGAACTATCAGGACGTTGTATTCCTGGAAGATTCTCAAGGCCGCCAGATCCCAACCGACAAGGCCGCCGCGAGCATGGTTCTGACTGTTGCGGATGATCCGACACTGGCCTATGTGCCAATCGTGATCGCTGCCGATTCCGCCAAGACTGTGCAAGCCGCACGCTTGAACCTGCCAGGCACCGACAAGATTTACTACGGCGCCTACACCTCGTTCTCGCTGCAGCCGGACGTGTCGCGCAGCAACATCCTGACGCGCACCGTCTCCCTGGCCCTGCAGGCCGCTCCTGTTCGCTACCTGTCGTAAGGAAACCACATGGCCAGCTTCAAGATTGCTCAAGACGCCACATTCAAAGCTGACGTCGAAATCCCTCGCGTCGGCGGAGCCGTGATCAAGGTCCCATTCGAGTTCAAGTATCGCGACCGCAAGGAGCTGGCCGCGCTGTTTGCGGGATGGCAGAAGAAGGCCAAGGAAGATCAGGAAGCATTCACAGCCAAGGCTGACGAACTGACGCTGATCGATATCACTGACGCGCACATCAATCGTCAGATCGAGCAGGTTCAGGAGTTGGTCTCTGGTTGGGGCTTCGATGACAAGTTGAGTCCTGAGTCAATCCGGGCTCTGGTCGAAACATCTGCCGGTGCCGGCGAGGCCATCGTCGAGGCCTATCAAAAGGCATTCACCTCGGCCCGCTTGGGAAACTGATCGCCGCGGCGCGCGCGCTTTACGAGCCGCGCGCCTCAGCCGAAGACATGGCGATGTTCGGCCTGACCTTGGACGACATTGATGAAGAGGTGGAAGTCTGGCCAGACAACTGGCCAGCCTTCCGCCTATTCAACGCCTTGAGCACTCAATGGCGAACGGGCGCATGCGGCGCTACCGGGCTCGACTATACGTCCATTCGCGACGTGGCCAGTTTCATCGGCATCAAGAAGCGGCAACTCCACGAGATGTTTCCAGACCTCCAGATCATGGAGGCAGAAGCGTTGGCCGTCATGGCCGAAGCGTGAGAACGCAGCCCGTTAGATCGGGCACTTATTTTAGGGTGGTTTATGGATATTGCATCGCTCGGCATAAAGATCGATACGTCGGACGCTGCGAAAGCCACCACTGACCTAGACAAATTTGTCCAGTCTGGTGAAAGGGCCGAAAAGGCTGCAGATGGCGTTACTTCTGGGTTCGACAAGGCCTCAGTTGCCGCTTCAGACCTGTCAAAATCCGGCAAGCAGCTGGCCGAGACAACTGAAGAGGCGAAGGCGCGCTTGCTGGCGATGGCCAAGGCGTCGCTCGACTCCAGTGAGTACTACCAGACCCTAACCACCAGCGTGAACACTAACTCTGCGGCGCTCAATGCGTCCGGGTCGTCAGCCAGCAGCCTGGCCGCACTTCAGCGGCGCTTGCAGGCTGAGTTTGACGCGCTCGTCGGCACCACCGACAAAATGGCAGCATCGACGCGACAAGCTGCGGCAGCGACAGGTGTTCAAGCCGAGGGCCTGCAAGCGCTGCTCGGCAAGATCAATCCAGCCATTGCCGCGCTCGACAAGCTGGACGAGCAGCAGGCACAGCTGCAGAAGTACAAATCCGCCGGCCTTATCGATGCTGACACCTTCCGCGAGTACTCGACCCGGATTGACGCGTCCCGGCAGCAGCTCGGCTCGTTTGATGAGACCCTTCGCAAAACAGGCGTATCGTCCGGTCAAACCCAGGCAGCCCTGCGTCAACTCCCTGCGCAGTTCACAGATATCTTCACCAGCCTAGCAGGTGGGCAGAACCCGCTGATGGTGTTGATCCAGCAGGGCGGGCAGATCAAAGATTCCTTCGGCGGCATTGGCCCGACGATGGATGCCCTTAAGGACAAGTTCCGCTCGCTGTTTTCTGGCGGTGCTGGTGCTGCTGTGCTGGGCGAATCCCTCGCAGGTATCGCCTCAGGCGCGAAGGAAACCGCTGAGAACGCGGGCGAGGCAAGCGAAAGCCTGTCAGACCTGGCGGAAAGCTCGAACACGGCGGCAGAAGCTGCGGAAAACGCCAAGAAGTCATATGGCGCACTCCCTCCGGCGGTAACCGGCGCCTCCATGAGCATCCTTGGAATGGTCGCCGCGGTGGCGGCTGTTGCAGCAGTCATCGGCACTCTGATTTATGGATACAACAAGGGCAGTCAGGAGGCTGATGAGTACAACAAGGCGTTGATCCTCACCGGGAACTACGCGGGCACCTCGGCCAGTCAGTTGGCGAATCTAGCCCAGCAAGTTTCGGCAACGAACGGCACCACCGGTGAGGCGGCCGCATCTCTTGCCAAGTTGGCGGGTAGCGGTGTAATTGCCGGCGAAAGCTTTGGAGCTATCGCTGAAGCTGCGGCGGCAATGGAAGACGCCACTGGTAAATCGGTCGATGCCACTATTGCCGAGTTCGTCAAGATCGCCAAGGACCCGGTTTCGGCTGCAAAGGAACTGAACAACCAGTACCACTTTCTGACGGCTTCGGTTTACGAGCAAATTGTTGCGCTGAAGGATCAGGGAAACGAGATCGGCGCGACCAAGTTGCTCACCGACACCTACGCGGAAACAGTTAAAACCCGCTCAGCCGAAATAACGCAGAACTTGGGCTACATTGAGCGCGCATGGAGGGGGGTAAAGGACGGGGCTTCCGGCGCGCTGGATGCAACACTGAGCATAGGGCGCCAGATCACTCTCGCGCAGCAGGCTCAGAATCTCGAAAGGAAGCTTGCAAACCCCAGTTCGTACTCCTCGCTCCCGATTATGGGAGAAGACAATCCAGACATGATGGAGGTCGGCAATACCCGCGAGGAGGATGAGAAAAGGCTAGAGCTTCTCAAGTCCTACATGGAGATCGAGAAGAGGCAAGGCGCTTACCTCAGTGATATCCGGAAGTCAGAAGAAGCTGCTGCAGATGGTATGGACCTTATCCGCCGCGAGTCGTTGTCTGCTCAGTCTCAAGTTGAGAAGCTTCAGAAGAAACTGGTGGATCTCGACAAGGCTCGCCAAAAGAATATCGACAACAACAGTTATTCGCCTGAGCTTCAAAAACAGTATGAAAGCGCAACTACTGGCGTTAACAAGCAAATTGCTGACGCCAAGAAAAAGGCGGTCGGTTCCGCCGGCGCAGTAGATCTAACCGCCTTCAATGATGCCCAAAACGCGCTTAAGGGTATTCAGGGCGAGTACGCCAACACCTTCAAGCAGTTGGACGTGGCGCAGAAGGCCGGACTGATCTCGCAGGCTGATTACGCTACACAGCGTGCAGTTCTGATCAGAGCTGAAAAGGACGAGGTAACCTCTGCCTACGAGGCCGAGATTTCCGCACTGGAGGCGGCCAAGTCCAAGAAAAGCACCACGGGCGAGCAGCAAATCCAGCTGGACCAGAAGATCTCTGATGCGCGTACCAATATGGTCAAGGCGCAGAAGGATGCCGACAGCCAACTCGAAGTGCTGGCTATTGCCGAGAAAGGGCGGATCGACAAACAAACGCTCAACATCCAACGGTATGTCGACGCTCTTGGCGAGCAGCAGAAAGCCCTGGTGCTTGCCGGTCAACGCGCAGTCGTTGGCGTTGGGCAAGGGGATAGGCAGAACGCGCTATCGGGTGAGCTGAATGGGCAGCAGGACAGCTATGCCAAGCAGGTTCGCGAGCTTGAGAGTCAGCAGTCAGATCCATCTCGGAAGATGGACCCCGAGGAATTCAAGCGTAAGTCGCAGGCGCTCGCCGATGCGAACAAGTCGGCGACCGACCAGATCCGGCAGAACTACGCGGATGTGGAAGCCGCCCAGGGCGATTGGACGAAGGGCGCTACGGCAGCTTGGGACAATTACTTGGATTCGGCGCGGAACATTGCCGGCCAGACGAAAAGCCTGTTTACCAACGCGTTCAGCTCAATGGAGGATGCTGTAGTCCAGTTCGCTCTAACCGGGAAGTTGTCGTTTGCTGATTTTGCGAAGTCTGTACTTGCTGATATGGCGCGTATAGCAGCGCGCCAGGCCAGCTCTTCAGCCTTAAGCAGCTTGTTTGGGCTTGCTGCAAGCGCAGTCGGCTCATACTTCGGCGGAGCTACCTCTGCCGGCTCAACTCAGGCTGGGTATTCGTCTACATACTTCCCGCAAGCCAAAGGCGGCGCATGGTCTGGCGGCGTTCAGATGTTCGCCGACGGCGGCGCCTTCACGAACTCCATCGTCAGCAAGCCCACGGCATTCGGTATGGCCAACGGCAAAACCGGGGTCATGGGTGAGGCTGGGGAAGAAGCGATCATGCCCCTGACCCGGACGTCCAGCGGCAAGCTCGGCGTTATGGCCATGGGCGGTGGCGGGGCCGGCGCAACACAGATCAATGTCGAGGTGCATATCGACGGAGACGGAAACTCATCGTCCTCCGCCGACGCGCCTGGCTACGACCTGTTTGGCAAGGAGCTGGCGGCTTTTGTTGAGCAGAAGTACCAGCAGATGCGCAACAAGGATATGGGCCAGGGCGGCGTCATCA